TGGTATAAGACTTATCTTGCAGACTTCTCTGAGAAGACATATGCAGGATACAATCCATCTATAGCATTTGACGCAATGCGTCTTACTGGTCCTGTTAACACTGGATTTGGTGGTACTGAATACTCTGCTATCAGTAACGCTGACGCACAGTGGGGACAAAATGCTGGAGATGTGACATACTTTGCAGGTATTGGTGCTACAACTTATGCACTTAAAGGTGGTAATGATTACACCTCTGCAAATGGATATAAGGCAACACTCGGTGCTTTGATTACTTCTTACAATAAGTTCCAAACCAAAGACGAGATTGCTGTTGACTACTTAATTGCTGGTCCTGGTTGTGATACTAGAGCAGAATCACAGGCCAAGATTAACAAGTTGGCAGACATTGCCGAAACAAGAAAAGATTGCGTTGCTGTTGCTGGTCCTCAACGTGGAGACGTTGTTAACATTACCAACTCTGCAACACAAACATCAAACGTTATTGCCACTTTAGATGGAGCAAATTCATCTTCATATCTAATCATAGACAGTGGTTATAAGTATATGTTTGATAGATTCAACAATGAATTCCGTTGGGTTCCATGTAACGGAGACATTGCTGGACTCATGGTTAGAACTAACAGAGAGTTCTATCCTTGGTTCTCTCCTGCTGGACAGCAGCGTGGTGTTCTTAACAACGCTACTAAGTTGGCTTACAACCCAACTCAAGCACAGAGAGATTCTCTGTACACCAAGCGGATTAACCCGATTATATTCCGTCCTGGTATCGGCATCATGCTCTTCGGAGACAAGACTGCCCTTGGTTATGCCTCAGCGTTTGACAGAATTAACGTTAGAAGACTGTTCCTTACAGTTGAGCAGGCACTAGAGAGAGCTGCACAAGCTCAACTCTTTGAGTTCAACGACGAAATTACTCGTGCGAACTTTGTTAACATCGTAGAACCATATCTACGTGACGTACAAAGCAAGCGTGGTCTTTATGACTTCCTAGTAATTTGCGACGAGACAAACAACACACCAGATGTCATCGATAATAATGAATTCCGTGCAGACATCTTCCTCAAGCCTAGCAAATCTATCAACTTCGTTTCACTAACCTTTGTTGCTACTCGCACAGGTGTTAGTTTTGAAGAAGTTGCTGGTAGAGTATAATTAAGGAGCAAACGTAAATGGCAACCGCACCAAACCCCCCATCAGTAAGAAATATCTCTCAGTTTAAAAGTAAACTGAGAGGTGGTGGCGCACGTCCTAATCTGTTTGAAGTAGCAATTCCTAACTTCCCAGATTTCGTCGGTGCATCTTACAACAATGATGACAAGAGTAACTTACGCTTCATGTGTAAGGCTGCTAACCTTCCTGCATCAAACGTCGCACCAATTGACGTTCCTTTCAGAGGTCGTATTTTAAAAGTTGCTGGAGACAGAACTTTCGATCCTTGGACAATCACAGTTATTAACGACGAAGATTTCAGACTTCGCACTGCTTTTGAAGGATGGATGAATGGTATCTCCAAGTTGGATAACAACACTGGAGCAACTGCACCTACTTCTTATATGCAAGATGCATTTGTGTATCAGTTGGGTAGAGGAGCAACTATTGCATCCGAAACTCCATCTAATGATATAAGTGGAGCAGGCCCTACAGAATCAGCAAATGTATTGAGAGCATACAAGTTCCTTGATATCTTCCCAACTAACATTTCTGAGATAGCATTATCTTATGATACAGGTGACACCATCGAAGACTTTACTGTTGAATTCCAAGTTCAATACTTCGAGTCATTTGGATCAGCAGAAGCAGCAGACATAAGGTAATATTTGTGCTATACTAAATACTATGAACGGTATAGTCCACCATAGTATAAATGGCTAAATTATTTGGATTCTCGATTGAGAATAATGAAGAAACTCCGAAGTCGGTAGTATCACCAGTCCCCGATTCCAAAGAGGACCAAAGTGATTACTATATGACTTCGGGGTTTTTTGGTAACTATGTTGACTTAGAAGGTGTATTTAAAAATGAGTTTCAGTTAATACGTAGATACAGGGAGATGGCATTACATCCAGAAGTGGATGGTGCAGTAGAAGATGTTATACAGGAATCCATAGTATCTGATACTAATGAAAGTCCTGTAGAGATTGAACTCTCAAAGTTAAATGCCAGTGATGGCATCAAGAAAAAGATTAGAGAAGAATTTAAGTTTGTCAAAGAACTTTTAGATTTTGATAAAAAATCACATGAAATATACCGTAACTGGTATGTAGATGGTAGATTATATTATCATAAAGTAATTGATTTAAAGAAACCTCACGAGGGTATACAAGAGTTGCGTTATATTGACGCAATGAAAATGCGTTTTGTGCGTCATGCTGTTAAGGATAAAGCAGGTGAAGCAGGTAGAATAGCAGCTATTCAGAGTCAAAAAGAAGTTAATAGTATTCATCAAGCATTCCCAGAGATAGAAGAATACTTCATCTATAGTACCAAAGATACCACTGGTGGTGCTTTAAACCCATCTAGTAACCTTACAGACACTAAAGGTGTTCGTTTCTCTAAAGACTCTATTGCATACTGTACCTCAGGTCTAGTAGATAGAAACAAAGGTTCTGTTCTATCATACCTTCATAAGGCAATTAAATCACTTAATCAACTTAGAATGATTGAGGATAGTCTTGTAATTTACAGATTGTCTCGTGCTCCTGAAAGAAGAATATTCTATATTGATGTAGGTAACCTTCCTAAGATGAAGGCTGAGCAATACCTTCGTGATGTGATGATGAGATATCGTAATAAGTTAGTTTACGATGCAAACACTGGAGAAATCCGTGATGATAAGAAGTTCATGTCTATGATGGAGGACTTCTGGTTACCAAGAAGAGAGGGCGGCCGTGGAACAGAAATCTCAACCCTCCCAGGAGGACAAAATCTCGGAGAAATCACAGACATCGAGTACTTCAAAAAGAAACTCTATAAGTCACTTAATGTTCCTATCTCCAGAATTGAAGGAGACGGTGGGTTTAACTTGGGCAGATCTTCTGAGATCTTAAGAGATGAACTTAAGTTTACTAAGTTTGTTGGTAGATTGCGTAAGAGATTTAGTAATCTATTCTTAGATATTCTAAGAACTCAATGTCTTCTTAAGAACGTTTGTACCCCAGAAGACTGGGAAGTCATGTCTGAAAATATTCAGTTTGACTTTGTATATGATAATCATTTCTCAGAACTTAAAGATGCTGAGTTACAACGAGAAAGATTCTCTCTTGCTATGGAAGCAGAACCTTACATTGGTAAGTACTACTCTCAAGATTGGGTTCGTCGTAGTGTTCTTCGTCAATCTGATGAGGATATCTTAGAACAAGATAAACTTATTGAGAAGGAAATTGAAGAGGGAGTAATCATGGATCCAGCAGAAGCAGCAATGGCAGTTGATGGATTTAATGGTATGTCTCCAGGTGTAGGAGAAGAAGCAGCAGCTGCTGGAGGTGGTGATTTAGGTGCTCCAATTATGGAACCAAATCTCGAAGGTGCAAAAGATGCAGGTATGACTAAACTACCTAAGGGTGGAGAGATATAAATAACCTATAGGAAATGTTATGACCATTAGTATGGACGATTTAATGGATGCTATTGTGGCAAATGATTCACCTTCAAAGGTGAGTGATGCTATTAAGGATCTACTATATGCAAAGACGGCTGATAAAGTTGATAACTTAAAGCCTGAAGTTGCAAATAGTCTCTTTGGAGATCAGATACCTGAAGTAGAAGGTGAAGTTGAAGTAGATGATCAACCAGTTGCAGACGCAACAGAACCAGAAACAACTGAGGAAGAAGAGTAATGGCTGCACATCAACCAGTCGGAAATAGTACATCTTTTGCAACAGGCACTACCAGTGCTCAATCAATTCAATTTGATCAAAAGAGTGATACTTTGAGAGTAGTAGCTTTAACACAAGGTGCTCATGTTGGATATGGTTCAACACCAGTATCAACTGAAGCAAATTATTATGTACCTGCGGGAGGAACTGCTTTAATTAACATAGGGCAACCAAGTTCTCAAAGAGTGGTTAATGTGATAAAGAGTCCTGCAGCAAGTGGGGTTACAACTATATTTTTCCCACAGGGTGTAATTGGTGCTCCATTTGAAGTTGGAGATACTGTTTCATTATCAAGCAACCTTTCTGGTTGGTCGTTTGAACATCATCCAATTCAATCAATTAACTATCCATCATTCAGTAGTTCTACTGGTGATAATGCACAAAGTGTAAATGTAGTTGTTGATTATTCATCAAATGGTTGGAGTGGCACATGGGCCGACTCTGATTCAGGTGCTGGTAATGATGGTACATTGAGAAAATCCTTTAAGGTTGCTGCTAGAACTGATAGCAGTACTGGTACATTATATGCACAACAAGTTCAAGTAAGCGGTGACGCATAATGAAACTCATTACGGAAGAAATTGAATCAGTAGAATTTCTAGTCGAACAAAAGAACGGCAAGAAGTCTATGTATATTGAGGGTGTTTTCTTACAAGGAAACATTACTAATCGTAATGGAAGGATGTATCCTGCAGAGGTTCTTCGCAAAGAAGTTGCTCGATACAACGAGAATCATATCCAATCAGGACGTGCTCTCGGTGAACTTGGACATCCAGAAGGACCAACCGTGAATCTCGACAGAGTTTCACATAAGATAGTTTCTCTAAAGGAAAGTGGTTCTAACTACATTGGTAAGGCTAAGATTCTTGGTACTCCAATGGGTAAGATTGCTGCTAACTTAGTAGAGGAAGGAGTAAAACTCGGTGTTTCTTCAAGAGGTATTGGATCTCTAAAAGCAACACGTGAGGGTATTAATGTCGTAGGAGACGACTTTATGTTAGCAACTGCTGCTGACATAGTTGCTGATCCTTCTGCCCCAGATGCCTTTGTTGAAGGAATCATGGAAGGAAAAGATTGGGTATGGGATGGAGGAATTCTTCGTGAAAGAATGGCTCGCAAAACATACAAGACCATCAACACTTTAGTTGATCAGAAAAAACTTGATGAGAACAAGTTGAATCTGTTTAATGATTTCTTATCAAATCTCTAACTTTAATAAATAAATTTAGATTACAAAAGGTAATTCGAGGAAACTTCAATGGCGAGTAGCAAACTACAAGAAATGGAAAAGGTATCGGAAGCTAATGCCGTAACAGCAAATGCTAATCCTGGTGATAAGGCTATCCCCAAACTGACAACTGGCGGAACTGCCGTTTCATGGGAAGACTTAGGTGGACCTACTCCACAAAATTCCAAACCAGACGACGACTCTAATAAAGTTAAGACACCTGGCGGAACTATTAAGCAAGTTTCTGATGTTGTTACCAATCGTAAAGGTAAAACAGGAGCAATGGGAGCACAAAAAGCATCTGGATTAAAGTCTGGAGACGAAGTAGAACTCGAAGCAGATCAGGAAA